GCTGACCACCGCAGCCAACCTGTCGCAGACCTCTCTGGAGCAGATGCTGATCCAGATTCGTCAGGCGGTTGACAACAACGGCAAGAAGATTCGTCTGGTTCCGCGCCAACTGGTCGTGGCCCCGGGCAACCTCTTCCAAGCTGAAGTGCTGCTCAAGTCGGTTCTGCGGGCAGGCAACGCAAACAACGACATCAACCCGATCAAGTCCATCGGACTGCTCGACGAGGGTGCCGCTGTTCTGTCGCGTCTGACCAGCGCTACCGCTTGGTGGGTGCAGACGGATGCGCCGGAAGGTATGAAGCTGCTGATGCGTCGTCGTCTGGAGAAGACGATGGAAGGTGACTTTGAGACCGACACCATGCGGTACAAGGCCACCGAGCGTTATGACGTTGGCTTCACTGATCCCCGCGCCATGTACGGCACTCCGGGCGTCTAAATCAAGCCGGGGGAGCAATCCCCCGCTTTTAAGGAGAACCGGACATGGGAAACCAAGTGACCAACATTGGTGGGGTTCTCTCGGCTGTTACCGCGACTATTGCTTATACCGATAGTTCTGCAGTGACAGTAGGGACGATTCCGGCTAATGCTCAAATCATCGATGTCAATATCGATGTAACCACTGCATTTGATGCAGGCACTACCAACACGATCGCTGTTGGCAAATCTGGCTCTGCTGCGGCTTATGTTGCAGCAACGGGAGTTGGTTCTGCTGGCCGCGCTAGTGTTGCGTCTACCGGTGTGTATGCCGACTGGGCTGACGTTGGATCCGCTGAAGTTGCGGTGACGGCGACTTATGCTCAATCGGGTACTGCAGCGGCGGCTGGTGCTGCTCGTGTGACGGTGGTTTATCGCTCTCCGGCACCGTAAGGAGAAAATCATGGGTCAATTCAAACCTATGGTGAAAATGGACACCACTGAGCCGACGGTCGAACTGAAGCTCAAAAAAGGTGGTTCCGTCTCCAAGCCCAAGAAGATGATGAATGGCGGCATGATGGGTACGCCCGCGATGGCACCGGTTGGTGCTCGTGGCGGGATGTCCCCGGTTGCTCGTCCGACTCGTCCTTCTTTGGCAGCGCGTCGTGCAGCCATGAAAGCTGCGCCGATGGGCCGTCCGACGATGAAAGAAGGTGGCGAAACCAAGGCCGAGCACAAGGCTGAGATGGCTGCTATCAAAAGCGTCGATAAGAAGCTCTCCAAGCATGCCGAGAAAGCTGCGTCCAAGGCCCACAAAGGCCTGAAGACCGGTGGTGTCGTCATGGGTCAGGGTGGCTTCAAAACCGGCGGCGTCGTCAATGGCCAAGGCGGCTACAAGGATGGCGGTGGCGTCAAGGGCGGCGGCGTTGAGGGCAATGTATCGTCCTCGAAGCCCGGTGTGACCAATACCAAGACTGGTGAGGTCAAGCTGGGTAACGCTGGTGGCTACAAGAAAGGCGGTGCCTCAAAAAAGGCCTACGCTACGGGGGGCAGTGTTAACGACACCGGTCGGCCCGTAGCGTACCCGAAGAAGCCTGTCTCCAAGCCCGTCAAGAACAATCTTCAGTCTGGCACCTTCAAAAGAGGTGGAAAGGTGAAGATGGCTGGCGGTGGCACTTTTGACGGCCAAGGAGCATTATCCGAGGCCGAAAGAAAGATGCTTCTTGATGCCGAAAAAGTTCCTTCTGACATCCAAGAACAGATCCAAGACATCCGGCAACGGAAAGGTCGGGAGAACTTCGAGAGGATGAAAACGGAAGAGAACGAATCGCTTAGAGACTTTATCCCAAGTCTTGGTCGCAAGGCCATGAAAGGGATCAAGGAATTGTTTGGGAGCACTCCCAAAGAATCCGGTAGCGTTACCGAAACGGAGAAATCTGTGACAGTAACTCCCGGCAAGAAGCGCGGCGGTCGGGCACGTTGAAGATAAGTGGGGGCCTCGTGCCCCCGCTTTGCTTGAGGGATTGAAATGAAAGTCCAAACAGTTTCCAAGACTGGTGCTGGTTCGACTGACGCTGTTGTAATCAACACGAATGTCACGCCTGTAAATATTGGGTTTGCGGTGGTGGTGACAGGCACTGTCAACTACTCCGTGCAGCTTACTTACGACGACCCGAGTGTTGGTTTTACGACTTGGTTTGATGACACGACCATCACCAGCAAAACCGGCAACGAGGACGGGTCGATCAACTTTCCGATTACCGGGATGAAGGTGCTGGTTAATTCTGGTACTGGATCGGTCACCATGAATGTTGTACAAGCCGGTATTGCATAATGGCTACGACACTCTCCTCGATCACGAGACAGGGGACGTTTGAGCCGTTTGAGTTGCAAGTCTCTCGCGGTCAGATTCAAGGCCATAAGACGCTGTTTAAGTTTGGGACAAACCCAGACATCAACGGTTCTGTTGAGCCTGTATGGAGCCAAGGCGGGGCTTACACATACCAAACGGTTGCGGCCCAAGTAAAGGTTTCTAGTTCTAGCGCAAACGACACATCTGCTGGCACGGGCGCTAGGACGGTTGTTGTTGCTGGTCTTGACGCAAATTACAACGAAATTTCAGAGACGGTTTCGCTGAACGGTCAAACCGCCGTCTTGACAACGAATTCGTTCATTAGGGTTTTCCGGGCGTATGTCGCTACCGCTGGGTCTGGCGAAACCGCTGATGGGACGATTTACATGGGCGACGGCGTTGTTACCGCTGGCGTTCCTGCGACGATTTATGCGGTGATCAGCATTGGTGAAAACCAGACCCAAATGGCTTTGTGGACTGTGCCTGCTGGGTACACGCTTTATGTTTACGGCGGGATTTTTTCCGCAGCATCTAACAATGCCGCTCAATATGTTTTGGGGCAATTTTCGGTAAGGCCTTTTGGTGGCGTGTTCAGGAATGTTGCCGATGTCACAGTGAACAGCAACGTCTTCCGGTATGACTGGGAGATTCCTCTGGCCGTCACAGAAAAATCAGACATCCAAGCAAAGGCGATTGCGCTGTCTGGAACAAACTTTTATGTAACTGCTTCGTTCGAGGGCATTTACATCAAGAACGATGGGGGCTAATCATGCCAGCCAAGAGCAAAGCCCAGTTCCGGTTGATGAAGGCCGCTGAGAGCAACCCCAAGTTCGCCAAGAAGGTTGGAATAAGCCCGTCGGTTGCTGCTGAGTACACGCAGTCAAACGTGGGCAAGAAGGCCTATAAAACGCTCCCAGAGGCGATGAAAGAGGGCGGGCTATACGCGAACATCCACGCCAAGCGTGAGCGCATTGCAGAGGGTTCTGGCGAGAAGATGCGTAAGCCGGGGTCTGAGGGTGCACCGACCGCAAAAGCCTTCAAGGAGGCCGCTAAAACGGCCAAGATGGCCTCTGGAGGGCCGTCCCTGAGTATTGGCAGGGGCGAGAAGATGCCTGTAGAGCGCGGGGCTGGATTGACGGCTAAGGGCAGGGAAAAGTACAACCGCGAGACCGGATCAAATTTGAAAGCTCCGCAGCCTCAAGGAGGTCCCCGCAGAGACTCGTTTTGCGCGAGAATGGAGCCTGTAGCTCAAAAGAGCGAAAAGGGCAGTCGCGCACGAGCTTCAATGAAACGCTGGAATTGCCCCGGATGGTAAAGGAGCGTCATGGCTTATTCGGATACTTACGGACAGGTCTATAACGTACAGACGCTGATCGATCACGGTGCTCGTCGGTGCGGAAAGCTTGCCGAGGAGTTGACTTCTGAACAGATTCTGAGCGCAAGGGAGTCTCTTGGGTTCGTTCTGACCAATCTGATTAACATCGGCATCCAGTATTGGGCGATCAAAAAGGAAGTTGTTGGCCTGAATGCCAACAAGTACATCTATACGCTGCCAAATGGCGCGAATGATGTCCTGAATGCGTTGTATCGGACGATGACTCGCCCCACTGGAAGCTATACCACCAGTGCTGGTGGCACGGTTTCCAACGCTGCAGATAACGATGTAGACACTTATTGCCAGCAAACTAGCGCAAACGGCAATATTTCGATCAATTTTGGGACTGACAACCCGGTTTATGCGGGTTCGATCGGTCTTTTGCCGTATGTTTCTGGTGGCGGAAGCGCAACTTGGTCGGTCACGCTGGAATATTCGACCGATGGGGTGACTTGGAACACCCTAGACGACCTTGGGTCGGTGGTTGTGACCGATAACCAGTGGATCTGGACCGATATTGACCCCGGTCAGACCGTCCAATACTACCGAGTACGGGCATATAACGGCACAACGCTGGCTTTGCGTGAGTTTTTTGTGGGGGACAACTCCCGCGAGATCACGATGGCGCGTTTGAACCGTGACGACTACACAAACCTGCCAAACAAGAACTTTACGGCCAACCAGCCGTACCAGTTTTGGTTTAACAGGACGGTTCCGAACCCGGAAATCTATCTGTGGCCCGTTCCAAGTGATCCATTTGTCCAGATGACGATCTGGTACA